CAATAGCTAAACCTGCAGCATTACCTGCTTTAGCACCAAAGCCATTTTGCTCTGCCATATAACTAAAAAACTCATCGTCATTCATATTTCTATAGTCAGGTGCTGGTTGATCTGGCTGTGGCTCTGGGCCTTCATCATCACCACTAGGTCTGTAGCTACGTCTATTAACAGTCTGAATAGCTGCCTGTGTAGTTGTAGGTGCAGTGTTAGCAGGTGGTGTGTACAATGTATACCCTGCAGGTATTTCAGTAGTAGCCTTACCATTTACAGATGTAATAATAATAGAGTTACCGTTAGCGTCACGGTATTCCTGCATAGTTACTACAGGTGTCTTCATAAAGTCATCATATACAATAGGTGTCTGCGTACCAGTAGATGTACCACCGCCCATTGTAGGCACAGGTGCTGTCTGTAATGTCTGCATCTGTGGTACAAATCCACCCTCTGCAAATTCCATAGGCTCACCTTTACCGCCAACTACAATAAGATCAGCCATTTCAAATGGTAAGTCATCAGGCATAATAGCTTCATCACTATTACCCATCTGTCCCATAGACTCCATCTTTCGTAAGCCCATCTTAGCTTCTTGTCGCAAGGCCATCATTTTATCTAGGCCATGATATCGTACTACATCTGCAGGAAAAATAAACTCACCTTCACTTACATTAGCTGGTATGTCATCCCGTACACCTTCTTTAGTGCCACCGATAGGTACACGATTGCCTGATGCTTCATCAATCTCGCCACCTTCGTCTTTTAATCCACCTAGTGCAAATGCTTGCTGAGTCTGGTTATTCATAGATACTACTCCACCTTCTGCGTAATTCTTAGGAGGTACTACACCACCCATGTTAAACCTGAGTGCCTGTGTTTCAGGATCAAAGTCAAAGTCTGTTATGTCTATTTCGGTTGCGGTACTAGTACGCCCTTTAAAATTACCTGCTGCTGGATATTCTAGCTTACGAGTACCTATTTTTATAGCACCTTTGGTTTCTGTTTTAAGATTATTTAAAACTTTTTTTAATGCATCTTGATATGTTTTTTTAAATATACTTTCAAAATATTCTTTAGCTAATTTATTATAGTTTTCATCATACTCTTGTTGAGTAATTTTACCATCTTCAAAATCTTTTGCCAAAGCATTTTCTTTTATTTTAATTGGGCTATCGGCATCTGCTTGACTCATTGCATAATCAAAAGTATTAATACGTTGTCTGGCTATTTCTCTATAGTCAGGTACTACAATTTTATTAATGTTATTTCTTTTAGCATAGTTAATATTAGCAAGTATTAATTTTTTTACATAATCACTTCTAGTTTCTATAGGGGGATTAATAGGCAAGCCTTTTTGTTGTTGTTCATAGGCTTTTTGTTGTTGCTTTGAGGCTTGAATTTCTGTTTCTATATCGTCAAATAAACCATCAATAGTGTCATCAACATCTAAACTATCTCTTCCATATTTAATACCATCTGCAGTTTCAAGACTATTAAAAATTGCATTTTTAGATACTGCATCTATCTCTGCCCTACCTTTAAAATTAATACCATACTCTGTTTTTAATAATCTAGCTAAGTCTTCTCCTGCTTCAAATCTATTTATATTATTTTTGTGCATATTTATATGGGCTTGCTTTATAGCATTTATTATTTTACTATTAGGTATAGTAAGCCCAACATCCACATCAAATTCTAATTCTTCTAAAGCAATTTCAATGTTTTGATCAACAATATCATCTATAGATTCTACATCAGGAGAAGTAGGAGCTACACCTTTTTTATCTGCTTTTTTTAATTTTCCATAATCTGTAGCTACATCACTTTGCATTTCTTCAATTAAAATGTAACGCTCTCTGTCTTTTATTTTCTTTGTAAGGGGGCCACCTGCAGGAGTTTCTCTTCTAATAGATGATCTAGTATGCCCTAAATTAGTTTCAGGTTTGCCAAAATGAACTTTATTTCCAGCAGCATCTAAATATTTTGTTGAATCTACTGTTAATACAAAATACTCTTCTTCTTTATCTTTAACATTTTGTCTTTGCATTCCTCTATATTCATTATACATAGGATCACCAGAAGGGTTTACTTTTGAAATAGTATACTCTTCAGAGCCATCACCTTTAGCTATGTTAATAACTTCTTCTCTAGTGTATTTACGTTGTGGGTCTAACTTTAAATCAAAAGATGCACGTTCTGAACTTTCTACATTAGGCGCACGTTTATTTAAAAACGCAGATATGTTTTCTCCTTTAGTGCCTTGTTTGCCAATAGGCATTTCTTGTAATGTATTGATTACAGGACTGTAAAACTCACCAAGTTGATTAGGGTCTTTTTCTTCTACTGCAGATAAAAAATCTTTTACTTCTTGACTTGCTGATTTATCAAAATCTGTTTCAACAGGTTTTTTTCTTGCCTTAACCAAAGGATTCATTTGAGACTTAGGTTTAGTCCTACTTGCATCCTTGGCTGCATCAGCAGCTTTTACAGCAGTTTTAAGAGCTTTGCTTAGTAGACCCATTCTGTAGTACCTCTTCCCTTAATAAAAGTAATCTTCGTAATGTATGTATTGCGCCTTGCGCTCTATAGACTATAATACTTTCGTCTGTTTGTTCTATAGTGCGGTGCTGTTGTTTAATTAAGTCCTCAACATAATTATTGAATTGGTCCCATTCCTGCTGGTTGACCACCAGCGGCTTGAGGTTGTTGAGTAGGTTGCTGTTCATTTCCTGTAAATCCTTGTTGTCCCGGCGCAGGTACTCCACCTGTACCTATAGTTGCACCGCCAACGCCAGATGCGTCTACTGATGGTTGTCCACCTTGGGGCGGTTGTGGCTGTTCCTGTTGAAAGCCCTTCATCATTTCTGCTTGCAGTGCAGCTTCATTCATATTGTTTGTTACTTTGTCTGGGTCAAGATCAAGAGACTTTGCAATCTCACGAATAATATAATCAAACTTAGTAAAGGGTGCTAGTGATGGTGCGGCTGCAATCTGCATAAATTGTGTAAGACGTTGACTGCGTACTTCATTAGCCATGAGACTTTCAGTACCACGTGCCTTAACTTCTAAGTCACCCTTAATGTCAGGGTCAAAGTCAAACTGCATGTTAAACCTAAACAAACCCTCACCTAGTGGGCGTAGTAGGTAGTCATCAATGTTCTTAACTACAGACTTAATACTTCCCTGTGCTGCACCCATAAGCATACTAATGCCTGATGCAGTTCTACCTACACCTGATACACCTGTTTGCCCATGTGCAAAGCTAGGAAAGCCAGTGCTTTCGTCTGCAAGTACACGTGCCTTATCAAACAGTTGCAGGTTTTCTCCTGATACATTGGGAAACTTAGTACCAAAAATAGCCTGTCCCGGTGCGCCACCTTGACGCCTAAAGACTTTGCCGGGATACAATGACAAGTCTTGACCGGGAACTAGGTTTGTTTCATCAATCTCTATAAGTAAGTTACCCGACAGTACAGCATTGTCTACAGCCATACGCATAAAACCGTTCATTAGTGTTTGAGTATCGTCCATGTTTTCAGCGATACCTACACCAAAGAAGCTATAGGGATTGAGTTCATACGGGGCAGCATGATACGGTATACGGGCAGGTTTAAATGGATTAATTACCATACGTAGTAGTTTACCATTACAAACCCAAACATTAGCCTGTAGTTCATCTACATCACTAAGCTCAGAGGGAATGTCTACGCCCTGTTCTTCTAAGAAATCTACATCAACCATGCCCCAATACTCTAGTACCTCATAGCGTTCTACGCCATGTTCAGGTGCATAGTCAGATAGATCATCTTCCCAAAATTCTTTATTGTAATTCTCACCAAGTTGTATTGCTTCATCAATTACATTGTCTCTAAAGAAAGGACGTTTCTTGAGTTGACGTAGTTGTGTACGTGACATTTTATGACGTTCAATTACATACTGTGCCTCATCCATATTATTTGCATCTGGATCAGGGTAAAAGTTCCACACAGATACATGAGATACCTGCGGTACTGTTTTAATAGTGGGGCTATACTCACCATCTTCATTCCAATGAGGGTACTCTTTATCAACAGCAAATGGACCCTTCATAACACCAGTACCAAACAATGCCATCTCAAATGCAGTATTACGTAAATGTTTACTTGCGTTAGACTCTTCTAATTGGTCCTGTATTTTCTTTTGCATTTTCTTTGCAGCTACCATAGCTGGACTAAATGTAATAGCGGTAGGTGTCATGCCTGTGCCATTCTTTAAACCATCTACGCCACGTAGTTTATCTGTAAAGGAGCCAAGCATTTCACCTAGTGTTTTACTTGTAGCACCTTTAGCCAGTTCTTTACCGTCACCCTTAAATCCATACGGAGTTACAGGATCGTTTTCTTCTGACTCTTTAATTTGCTCTGGTTCTTTAGGATCAAAGTTTACATCTGACACTACACCCTCTGGTAATTCTGTAGGGTCTACTGTTAAAGGAAACTTATTGTTAGCAAACATAATAGACTCAAGCTGCTGATATGCAGCTAGTGTTTTAGTTTTAGTAACCTTAATAAAAACTCTTGACTTTTCAGCTTCAGTAAATTGTACATCAGGACCGTATATACCACGGTAGTTTCTGTATGCAGCTAACCAGCGTTGTTCATCTTGATTGCGGTAATCTTCTGCACGTTTAAAGCGTCCCTCAATATAAGGAATAATGTTATTGGTTTGATAATCGTCTATAGAAGACTGTTCACTATCTTCTAGTACTATTGATTCGTCTTCAATGAATGTATTATCTTCGTCCATTTATATTTCCTTAATATCCAAAAGTTGAGTCTGCCATTGGCATACTATTCTGAGGTGTACCTCTACTGTCATAATCAAATATACTAAAGCGTGGCCTAGACATTATACCATAACGTAATGCGTCATACAAGTGATCTTCAGCATGGGTATCTACATCTTCTGGATTCTTTTTATCCAGTGGTATGGCAGGTAGTTGTGAGATAGTTTCAGTACAGGTATTAAAGAATACCATACGTGCTTCCTCTGTAAACTCATCTACCTGTAAACGCCTGTGTATTTCGTTCTTACCAGCTACACGTGAGCCTTTACTTCTATCTGATGGACGCCAGCGACAGCCCCTCATAATCATTTGTTCTGCTAGGCTAGGGCCAGTGTCACCACGTTTATGCCACAGTGACGAGTCAAGTACGCCATACCGCATATTACCATCACCAGCCTCTGCCTCAAGTACCATGTCTGCTAAGTCTACCGCAAGAACTTTAGATACATACAACTCTCTGTACACTACCAACTGCTCATCAGGACTAACCGCAAACCATAAGACTCCTGTGTAACTTCCGTAACCGTAATCGCAAGCTCTAAATTTAACCCAATTATTAGGAATTTCAAAAGGCTCAATGACATGATCGTGTCTATTAAACTCAGTGAAGGCTGCACCTTCTTTAATGTCCCAATCACCGTCTAGTAATTGCCTACGTTGTTGCTCTGGTAGTGACAAAAGCATTGCTTCATAGTCACCCTGTTGCGACAGGTACGGATTGTCTTTTAGTCTTGCAGGAATAAACCTGCGTTTAAATAATGGCTTACCCGCTTTGGCATGACCAGATGGATACTTTAGTGGCTCACCTGTTTCAATGTCTGTAGCTATAAACGACTTACCTGCAGGTGAGGGGTCTATAAACATTTTCTTAACCCAATGATGGCCTCTGCCGCCGGGGTTTGTAGTTGCCCTCATACAAAGAGGTAACTCAGGGTCTGCTGATCTTAAACGTGATCTCATATAATTCCAAGCAAAAGGTGTAGCCCATTGGGTAAGTTCATCAAAACCGATCCAGCTAAAGGCCAATCCTTGATACTTAGTAACATCTTGATCCTTATCTAAATAACTCATCCACAGAGTAGCCCCTGATGGTGCAGTCCATTGCATCTTACGTTCTGACCATTTAATACCGGGCCAAATCTTAGGATACATTTCTTGCGATTTACTAATAAGTTCTCTTAGTTCTTCTGTTGTGTGGCGTAATAGTAGGCCGCTAAAGCTGGAATTACCCATGTACCTAAGAGGATCAGCAAGCATAGCGTAAGACTTACCCCCACCAGCACTGCCTCCGTACAGGACTTCTCTTTCACCTGCGGCAAGAAAGTTAGTCTGCGGTCCCTCATTCGGCTTAAAGATAACATTGTGGGTTTCCTCAACCTCCTTGATATAGTCATGCTCAATTATATTAGGCTGGGGTAGCTCTTTCTTCGTTGTCTTTTTTGCTGTCAAGCCTTTTCTTTTCGATGGCTTCCGCTTTGGCGATTGCCGTTTTCGCATATTCTGCCCATCTGCGTAGGCTTGTAGCTTGTTGTTTTCTGCTTCGCTCATTCTTTACCCGTTTCATTAACCCTACATGGGAGATACTTCTACCTGTATGTGCGCTTAACCAATTAGCAACTTCTCTATACGAATATTGCTTTAAATATTTTTTAGCAAGTGCTAACTTATTAAGTTCATCGGGTATAGGTTTTAGTATCCTATCATCTTCAGGATCAACTATATACCCAAAAGGTATTGTACGTGAAATTCGGGGAATGTCAACCCATTCATTATCAACTTTTACATCAGTGGGCTGTGGTAATTTCCATTTGCCTAGTGGCCTAGTCATCATCTTCTTCTATATTCTTAGCTGGCATTAACATAACGCCACCCTTTGCCTCTACTTGCATCTTTTCTGTTTTAACCAATCCAGTGCGATCCAGTAGTTCCTTTGCAGAAGCAACTTTATCTTTAATGCCCAGTTCCGTGGGGTCATATAGACCACCGACAATAGCCATTGCAGCCTTTGGTGCATTCCTTGCCATATACATTTGAGTTGCTTCAAGTACTTCTTCCTTTATGCCTCTGATTAAATCACTAGTACTGTAGGTATCTGAATACCCCGCTAGTTTCTTAGCAAGTACTACATCGCCACCTGCACCATCAAACAGTACATTAAGAAATGCTTGTTGTTTTTCTGTAAGTGTACGTGCCATTATTTTAGTTCCTTATATTTGGGTAAGCAATAAGCTATAGCTCTATCTTCTGGTGCTATGCCGTGTGTACTATATCGTTTAGTTATTTGATTTGCATAGTAGTTACAGTGTTCTATCGTATTAAATACCATTGTGTCCTCTATACGTTCTCTGTCT